GAATCAGGAACATAATTGAGAAAGCAGCTAATAGGTAAACCACGAGTGGTTCCCCCGTTGCTAAGTATAGGAGTGCTAAAACCAAACCAGCTCTTGCTAGCGTACTCGTAAAGTCGCTGTGCAAGATCGTAGTCAGTAGCCTCTTGATACGTTGCACCATAGACTGAGGCTCTTGCGAATGCTTCTTGTGCATGGGTTTCATCCTGCCATAAGTATCTATCCTTCAGCGTCTCTACTGAGAAATTATTAAGATCATTTTCCCTATCGTAGTCAATAATTATTCCTAAGTAGTCCTGCTTACCTACCTTACTTAACACTAGGGTTCTCCAACATGTATTTAATCAATCTCTCTTCATACCAACGTGCTTTACGCAAGTCTTCTATAGGTTTATCTTTATATCTAAATCGCCACATGTACTTTAGAGCGTTACCTCTAAGGTAGCCTATGTACTCATCACTGGACAGCATAGCCTCTATAGCTTCTATAGCCTCTATAGAGCCTGTGTTATAATGTGCTGGCTTGTTTACTGGGTCATAAGTTTTCTTCATAGCTTTTTCAGCAAACACTGGGTGTTCGTTTACAGCATCATCTTCCTGTATCCTCCCTTTGGCGTACCGTAGGCTGTTCCATTCCTCCGGTGTAGCATCGTCAATCGTCTTCATCGTCTGCACTCCAATCTTCAAGTTCTTGTTCTGCTAGCCCTTCTTCAAAGAGACAAAGCCTGTTAATAAATTTGTCCTCAAACCTGTCTACTATCTCTTCAGCGGTTATATCTAGAAGACTAAGTATATCATCTATATCGTACCTAGTCAACACCCGTTCCTTAATTTCATCCATCGTTAATGACATCTGCATACTCATCTACTGTATAAAAGTCAAAGCCTTCTTTAACACACCACTGTCCCATGGTGATCTTAGAACCCTTCCTGACTTTCTTATTAGGGTCAGAGAGTACAAATATCAGACTGATAGGTGCTATGCTATCGCGTATAGATGTGTACTTCTGTGTGTCTCCTGCTCTAAAGAAACCTTTAGTTTCTATGTAATCTCCGGTCTTCTTGTCTACAAAGTCTGGCTTGTACTTCCTGTGCATAACGTATGGTATGTCGTAGGGTTCGTACAGGAACCTGCCCTTAGGCATTAACTCAGCAAACTTCTTCTCTAGTCCAGACCTATAGATGTTCTTAGAAAATCTCTTGGACTTTAGGCTCATTTACCACCTCCGTTAAATACCTTGGGCCACCGTAATAAAGAAAAGTACGCAGTTCTGGAAAGCATGAACGCTTGAACTGACAGTAGGAACAACCTACGTTTAACTTCATATTTCCACTTTTGCCATCCGCTACCCTTTCGTTGCAGAAATCTGGCGCTTCCTCCAACTCCACCAGCTTTTTTACATGGCGTATCCGTTCCGCTATGTCACCACTGATAGCAGAGTACACTGGTGCTTCTGTGTCCTCTAGGTCATACTGTAGCCACGCTATGTGACCGTTCTGCTTGTCCATAGCAAGCCAACCTACCTTAGTCTCTCCCTCAGAGTACGCATAGGCCTTGATCTGGTCTACATACCCAAAGGGATCATCATAGGCTAGTGTAGCGTCCTTAAACTTCTTGAATGCGTAGGTACTGGTGGACTTGATGTCCGTTACAATACCGTCAATCTTGCAGTCCATATGACCTACAATGCCCTCTACCTCACACACCTTCTGCTCATCAGTCACAGAGTGTCCTGACATGCGTGTTAAGAACAGTAGCATTTCCTCAATCAAATGCCCGTACATAAACTTAACATATGTCGGCCCTTGTATCTCCTCTACTGGGCCTTTGTTGTTATAGTTATTCCATAGGTATCTATCGTCCTTACCTATGTTAGACAAGCGTAGCTTCCTGTCATCAAAAGATGTCCTAGGAGTAAACTCCTTTCGCATGAGTTCCTTTACAGCTTCACCGAACTTATCAATCTCTTGTTCAACGTCCACAGAGCCGTCAGGCTGCTTGGTTGTCATAAGAGAATATATGTCCTCTACTACTGTGTTAACTGTTTTCATTGAAACTCTCTCATGGGTAACTCTAGTATAGATGCAGCGACAGGGTGCTGAATACAGAACCATTCGCCTCTACGCTCATGTCTCTTCTCTAGTAGATCATGTGCAAACTTCTCAGCCTTGCGTCTGTCACTGGTGTCATACGTTGCCATCAGCTTGTAGTCCCTGTAGGGCGAACTGGTCTGGTACTGCTTCAGCCTGTCCTCTGCGTCTACAGCCATTCCTATCTTACACCAACTAGGGAACGCTGGGTTAACAATGATGTACACTTGTCCTTCCTTTGCAGTCTCGTAGTTCTCTAGAGAGCTAAAGGCTGCATCGCCAAAAGACTTATAGCGTCCTGCCTTATATAGAGGATGTGACCTTGATATGTACTTGTTATCCACATACATTTCTCTACCATGCCAGCAGGTCTTACATAGGTATTTAGACTGCTTCTTTCGTGCCTCAGTCCAGTTCTCATTTAGAACTAGATCCACATCGCAATCAATACACTGATTAGTGTGTTTCTGACCAAGTTGTTCCAATTTTGTACTCCCCTGCAAGTTTGCAGTTTAGGTTAAAATGTAGTCCTGCTGCCTCTAGACAAGAGACTGCTAGCCTTCCAAACTTCTCTGCGTCTTTAGCCTTTACTTCACTCTGGACTTCATCATGGATATTACCTACAATCTTGTAGTCAAGTCCCCATAGTATACCATAGTTATCCAGAAGAATCAAGGCCTGTTTCATAACAATTGCACCGGCACTCTGTAGCAGTGTGTTTAGTGCTGCGTGCTCAGACCGCACAGTTAGTCTACGCCCGTCAAGTCCTCTAATCCATCCTTGAGCAGCTTCGCTTGCCACTCTAGCTTTAAGATTTGCGAATGCTGGGAGATTAGACATGAAGCGTTTTTTAAGTCCTTCTCCAGTTGCTCTAGATCCCCCAGCCACACTCCCAAGCTTTGCATCTCCTGCCCCGTACAAGAGGGCATAGATGAAAGTCTTTGCCTGATCTCTTGATTCAAGTCCTGCAAGCTTTTGATTAGCGGTGTGTATGTCTCCATTGATGACTTCATTGGTATATTCCTCATCATTCATGTAGTGTGCAAGCATCCGCAACTCTAGTCCACTAGCGTCAAACCCTACTAGCTTATAGCCCTCAGGCACAGTCCAGCATCCTCTACACTCTGCACCGTAGGGTGCTCTAGAGGCTGGCACTTGTGCTACATTAGGCTTAGAGTGTGTCATCCTGCCCGTTACTGCTCCGTTAGTGTTTACCTGCCCGTGCACACGCTCTGTGTCCTCATCAGCAGCCTCTATCCATGACTCCACCTGTGCTATACGCTTCTGCACCATCAGGTATTCAGAAATGTAAGTAGCCTCAGGGATGTCTTTTATGCCCATGAGTACCTTCTCATTGACAATAGGCTGACCATGCTCAGTGTGTTGGCAAGGCTTCCATCCAAAGTGTTGTAAGTGTCTACCTATCTGCTGCCGTGAACCTAAGTTAAACTCAGGGTAGTCTATTCTAGAGAAGTCACCAGCTATACTGCTCCACTGGTCACCTAGAAATTTAAGACCTACGACAGAGATAGTTCCATCCTTTTTTACTTTAGGGCGCACCTCCTTAACGAAGGTAGGTAATGGTCTAAACACTCTATGTACTGCATCCTCTAGGTCATATAGCTTCTCCTTCAGTGTCGCCACTAGGTAGATAGCCTGCCCTACGTTCAGCTTCCATCCGTTGCGTACCTGCTTCTGTGTGATCTCCTGCACTCTCTGCTCTAGCTCTACAGAGTCTGTGCCAAAGTCCCGTAGCTCAAACAGTAGCCGATCATATACAGCAGCAGTTAGCTCTACGTCACGCTTACAGTACGTCACCATTTCATCCGATAGGCAAGACCAATCACTGTGGTCACCTTTAGGGAAGTTCAGACGCTCACCCCAAGACCGTAGGGAGTTACCCTTGTCTCGCTGTGGATCCGCTAGTCTAGACATAACTAGAGTATCCTTCACTCTGCTACTGTCTATGTCTATATCCCATAACCTCTTGAGCACTGGTATATCGTACCCAAACAGATTGTGGCCTATGACTAGAGCATCGTTGTCTAGAGCCTTCCTGAGTGACTCTGGCGTATAGTGCTCCAGTAGTACCTCATCCTGCATTGTGACCACTACCCACACCTCAGAAGGTTTTAGGCCATTAGTCTCTGCGTCCAAATATATAGGACTACAACTCATCATTGTCTCCCTGTGGTTTAGCCACTTCTATCATTCTACCCGTCTGGTGGTTATACTTTAGCCAGCAGCAGGCTCCTGTGAGTCCAGCGTAACGATTCTTGAGCACACGCACTGTAGTAGTATTGCGCTGTTCCTCATTATCCGCTTGCTGATCTCTCTCTAGGCCTATCACCATGTCCGATAGCTGCGCTATAGACTGTGAGCCTCTTAGCTCACTCAGGCTGATCTGCCCTCCATCCTCATGTGCTCTACCCTGTGTACGCTTTAGGTGCGACACTAGGAACAGGCCCACGCCTAACTCAGCTACAAGAGTGCGTATATTAGTCATAATAGCATCTATAGCTTTACGTTCGTCCCCGTTCTCCTGTGCTGATACCACAATTGATAAGTGGTCAAGAATAATCCATTTACAATCTAACGCTTTTGCCATGTAGCGTATGCGTGCCAACAGGTTATCTTCGCTTGTGCTACCCCAGTGATCGAAGAGGTAGTATCTACCGGATCCCATAGTCTCCTCCCAGTATGGGTAGGCTAGCTCTGGATCTAGATCTTCCTCTAGGTGCAATGGCGCGTTAGCTGCTATGGACATGATACCTAGAGCACTTCGGGCTACATCTTCCTCTAGTGCTAGGATACCTATGTTATCCTCAGTAGCGTTTAACAGGTAGTACTCTAGCTCTCTAACCATCTGAGACTTGCCCATACCGGAGCCTGACGTAATCGTCACTAGCTCATATGGTCTGAAGCCTTTAGTGTGGCTATTGAGGCCTTGCCATGGATACGGGATAGACTTAACCTTGATCTTATTGGTTAGTGCGTCCCATGTATCCTTACCACTCACGATACCATCAGGCCGGTAGACTTTAGCTTCCCACCATGCGGTAGTAAACTCTTTAATCTTATTGGCCTGTAGCATGTCGCTAGCGTCTTTTACAGGTAGCTTGACTATCTTTAGCTTGCTAGGGCTAAACAAGTCCTTCACAGCCTCTACAGCCTGCTTACCTGCCTTGTCGTTGTCTAGACACAGTATGATGTTATCGTACCCTTCTAGCCACTCTAGCTGCTCTTTAACCTCCTTAGCTGCTGCTGATGCACCAGAGCGTAGGGACACTACGTCATAGGAGCCTCCAAGCATCTGAGACACAGACATACAGTCTATCTCACCCTCAGTGATTGTAAGGTACTTACCTCTACCCTTGCACACTTGCTGCCCGAATAGCCCAACGCCCTCAGTACTGCCTGTAGCAAAAAAGTCCTTACTGTGGCATAGGCGCACTTTAGTACCTTTCACTTCATCAGTATCGCAGGCATAGTATGGGTAGATGTGTTTGGATATTTTGCCCTGCGCGTCATACTCTACAGTAACACCATACTTAGCGGCGATAGCTTTAGGTATACGTCTATCAGGAATATCAGCTACTACTCCAGTCAATTCTAACTTCCTCTTGAGTTTGGTAGGTTCAGTAGAGGAGAAGGCA